AAATGTAACATTTCAGTTTTTAAATCTGTTAAGTTAACTTCTTTATTAGCTTTTTTCATTTTTCACCACATTTTTTACTAGGATTAGCAACTTGTCTCCAATCTTCTTTTTCAAACCAATCTCTCAGCGTGCCACCTTTTGTGCTGGCACCTTTAACATTTGTTTTAGAATCTCTTTTATACTTACCGGCTTTACCCGCTTTCTTTTTAGCACTGATAACTTCACTCTTTTGAGATTTGCTCATGCTTCGTATCTTCGCTAATGGTAAGCAAGCTTTAGTGGTACCACCACCTTTAACTTTACTTTTTTTATTTAATGGGGAGTTTTGTGTATACATTATTTTTTCTTTTTACCCATTTTGCTTGGTCCACCAGCAGAAGTGCATCGCACACCCCAACCAGAAGCGTATGCGCTTGGCCAAACTTTAAATTTTCTTTTTGCTGCGGATTTGCAAGGTCCACTAATTTTTGCATACAACGGTGATTCCATATTATCTTTTATTTGATGATCTACTACTACTTCTACTTACTCCTCTACTAGATCCTCTTCTAGTGGACTTTTTTGTTTTAGCTTTTTTAACTGTTGGCTCTAATTCCCATTTAGACCAACCCATTAACAATGCAGTCCGTTTCCACACCTCTACATCTTCTTGCATTGCATCATAAACATTAGTAACTTTTTTAACCACTCGATCCGTAGGCAAGTTAGTAAAAGCAGCAATAACATTTGCTCCGGCTAAATATGATGGGCTATCTAAGCTAAAGCCTTTTGCTGCCATTTCTTTTTTATTGTATTCGTAAGATTTTGTAGCGCTCCTCCATTTTTTAACTTTAGATTGTATTGGAGGTGATATACCTGCTAACTCAACTAGCCCCGCTTCAAAGTAATCAGTTCTAGATTTTTTAGATTCTTTTATTAATTTAATAGCTGTATTTTTAATTGTAGCTGCAATAGCCCCATAAAGGCCAGCTCCTCTTAAAATAGAATCAGCTGTACCATTAGCAATTCGCATAGCTTTTTCTTCAAACAATTGATCTTCTTCATCTCCGCCCCCAAAAGCTAAAGAAAATGTAGCTGCTTGAATAGCTCCAAATATAATATTTTGAACAACTCCATAATATATAAGTCTAGATATATTAGCTTTAAGGCTTCCACGGCCATTTTTAATGTCCAGAATAGCCTTTTTCATTATTCTAGTATATTGCGCTGGTGTATTTGCAAAAGCTAATATAGTACGTCCTAATGGACCCGCTTGCTCCATGCTAATTCTATCCGGCCTAGATGATTGTTGAGACTCTTCTGCTGTTTCTCTAAAATCTAAAAATGTTTTTTCTTGCGCTTCAGCTTCTGTATAAATTTTATTACCATCAGCATCAGTTTCTTTAAGATAAGTATTAAGTCTATTTCTATAGAATGTAGCACCTCCAGCTGCAATTGCAAAGCTATCTGCCATTTGCGTTGGTAAAAAACCTGCTTGAAGTATTTTACTTACAACACCTCTTGCACCACCTTTTTTAGCAGCATCAGCTATTTCAGATTCACTTACATTAAATCTTAATCCACCACGTCTTTCTTTTAAGAAATCAGAATTAAATAAAAACTTGAAGTCTTTCCAGTATTGTGGTTGATTAGCAAAAGCAGCGCCAGCTTTAAAAACATTATTATCTTCAAAGTTTAAAAAGTTTACTGTAGATAAAGTTTGAAGTATTGCAGATCTAGAATTTAAAAACATTATTGTTCCAACCGAATTATTAACCCAATTAGTCCACGCATTTACTTGTTCATTACCTGCAGTAAATTTTTTGTTTCTACCGCTTTTCATTCTACTGAGAGCATCCTCTAAAGCTCTTCTATAAGGTTTACCAAAAGCAGCTTCAAGCTTATTCATGTTAGATTCCCCAAACATTTCATCAACGTTGGTTTGCCATTGCTCTAAATACTTTTTTCTTTTAATAGAATTAACACTATCTAAAAGATCTGTTGTAATAGTACCAGCTAGCCAGCCTTCTTTAGGTGTTACATATCCGTCACCTTTTTGCATAGCTATCAGTTGGTCACCAAATTGTTTAAGATCAGGATTTGCGTTTACATAATCAACTAATTTTTGTTGATTTGTTTTAAATATACCAGGTATTTTATTTTCTTGCTGATCCCATATATAAACCCGCACAGCTTGTTCTCTTGTATATTCTTCAACACCTTTTTTAGAAAGATCTTTAGGTATAATATTTAAATCTTCTTTCAAAGTTTTATAATCTTCAAACATAGCAACTCTAGCAGATGAAACATCATTCATTGCTCTGCCATAAGGATCTAATAAATTATCTTTATAAAATTGCATTTGACTATCACCTACTTTACCTTTACCTAAAGTTTTATATAATAAACCTACAAAGTCTTCAGCACTAGGCGGTATAAAAAAATTAAACGTTCCTTTGCTTGCTCCTCTTACGGTAGCACCGGCTCTATCAAATCTTTGGTATGTTTTAATACCAGTTTTATTTTCAATAATTTTATTAAAAGTATCGTCTAAATCTTGCGATTTACTATATTTTATTCTTGCTTCATTAGCTTGATCATCAATTTTTTTAAGTCGATCAATAACCATTTTACTAGGCCCTGAGGTAACTGCATCGCTAGTCCACCAAGATTTAGAAAATTGTTCAGATTTAGGTAATTTAGAATTATTATTTTTAGCAGCTTGTAATGTTGACTTAGATAATTTTAAAATTGCCCTAGCCTGATCTTCATTTTGAAAAGAAAAAGCATCAGTATTAGATAAAATTTCTTTTGTTTCTTTTGTTAAAGATGGAACAGCAATTCGGAATAAACTTACTGCTTTTTTATATTTTCCATTAAAATTAACATCATTTCTACGATAAAATTTCCATCGAGTTCTAACCGTTACGGTAGCATTTTTTTGTTCTAAATTTGGAAGAGGAGCATTCAAATTATTTGATCCTATAACAAAAGACCCTAAATCGCCAAATGATATAAAGGTTCCGTTTGTTGAAATTTTATCTTTTTTTTCAGCTTTTTCTGCTTTATTAAGATACATACTACTAACAAGCTCTATAGGCATTTCAAATTTTGACTCTGTTTGACTAGTATTAAGTTGCCTATTAGCTTCTTGATAATAAGCATCAGGTACTATTATTATTTTTTGATTTTCTTTAATTGTGTATATAATTTCATTTGTTCCATGATTTTTAATAATACGATCAATTAAAGAATTTCTATTAATGTCTTTTTTTATTATTTCATCTATAAATGCTTTATCCGCAGAATTATTAGTAAAAAGACCGCCTTTAATATTTTCTCTTAAAAATATTGTACCTAATTGTGCATTTTCATTCTTTTTTACTTCAATAAAAAACTTTTTTCCGTAAAGTTTAAATTCTATATCTATTTCTAAAGGACTCAAGTTTATTTTTACATCAGATAGAGGTAAACCTTGTTGCATAAGATTTAATAAAACTTTCTCAACTTGTTTTTCAGCCTCAGGCCATGCTAGTTTTCGCGCTTCTTTTTTAAATAAAATATAAGGTTCTAAATATGTTTTATATATATCATTATATTTTTCATATAACAAAGGATTAGCTTCAATTTTATTATTTATTTTTACTAAAGCGTCTTTAATACTTTTTTGTGTAGGCCTTACATTTAACAATTTAGCTAATTCTGTAATTTCTTTAGGAGTTGGGGGATTTACATCAAAGTTTTTTGAAAACAATATTCTACTGTCTTTACCACCTTCTAAGTCGGCGCTTTCATTATCAATTTCATTACCAATTTCATTAATAGGATCTATTTCAAATTCGCCCTTGTTATTTGTATTTAAAAAAGGAAATTTTATAGGTATTATAGGCTTATTATTTGAGTCTAAAAGAAAAGCGGTATCGTGTATTTCACCAAGTAATTGACCATAAGTCGTTCCAATAAGCTTGCTTACGCTTTCTAGATTTTTTGCAAATTCTAGCTGCTCAGGTGGCGCCTTCTTATCAGGCATAACATAGTTGTTTAGTATATCACGTCCAGTAAGAAATTTAACTCCATTTAACTCTTTATATTCTACTATATAACCAAAATCTCCCCCCGCTTTTGCTTGAACAATATATTTTTGTTTAGGATTTACACTTTCATAAATATGTTTTGAATTAGTTGATTTTCTATTTCCGTATCTATCTTTTTTAGCACTTGGATCTACTGTGAGAATGTCTGTTTTTTTGTCCCAAAAGCGTAAGTCACTATCAGCATCTTCAAAATCTATAGGATCTTCTTCTAATATACCGTTTTCTATGGGTGTATAAAAAACTAAATCAAATTTAGCTCCCTCATCCCCGTTTTTCCATTCTTCAACAGCATTACTTTTTAATGTATCATAAAAAAATGTTTCTTTAGTAGCGGTTCTTTTAATTTCTGTTATAAGCTCTTTGTCTACATTATATTCTTGATAAAAATTGCTTTTAGGGCTACCAACTTCATACCCAATTTGTTTTGTTGAATTATTTTTAGTATTTAATTCTAATTTTAATTTTAGTCCTCTAGGATCATTTATTTTTTTATAGAATACTAAACCTTCAGTAGCCTTATCCATTCTATCGTACCACCTAGGATCTGCCAGAGGATTATACTGGTCAAATGCGTTAAAAGCTAATAACTTATTATTTTGAAAAGCTATTTGTTTTTTACCGCTATATCTTTTCCAATAATCCCAAGCTTGGTCAAGATTCCCATCAATTAAAGCAGCAAGGCACCAAGGGTTTGCTTTTTTACCCCAATTAGAATCAATTATTTTTCTAACATCTGCCTGACCTGCTCTGCTGTCTTCAATTTCATATGTAGTAATACCATCGGCAAGCTCTTGTTTATTGCTAAACGTAGATAAATTATCAGGATTAATTTTCTTAGGAGAAATATCCCCTGCAAATTTTTCTAATAATTCATTAGGATTTTTGTAGCTAAAAGGGTCTAATTTATTTTTAGCAGCTACTTTAATAGCATCCTCTACCTTATACCCATCTTCAGGTAATATTAAGTTACCATTACCCATGTAAAACAGTGCTAGCTTTTCGTGCTTGCTTTTTTTGTTTTCAGGAATATCTAAAGTATCAACCCATTTAAACAAATTATCAACTTGTTCAGAAGCATCTTTTAATTCAGGTCTTTTACCTATTAATATTTTTTCATAAGCATTTCTGGATGATTTAGAATATTTAATAAATAATAAGTTATTATTATTTCCACCTATGTTTAAACTATTTAATGTCTGTAATTCCATTGACTTACTAAACAATAATCTACTTTCAACACCACCCGCTCTAGCGGATTCAGTTTCTTTCGTTGTAATATCCGGTCTTGGCTTTGCTTGAAGCTGTTTGCGTATTTCTTGATTAGTCATGACTTTAGCCATCATGTTAAAAATACCTTTAGCTGTTTGAGCGGCTTTATCTCTAGGCCCAGCCATTTGTCTACCGTCTACTATATTTACTGCTTTAAGTATTGAACTATTATCAATACCTTTTAATTTTCTATAAGGAACTAACCCTGCATCTTTTGTGCCTCTTGCTAGTCTTTCATATAAGTTAATGTTCTTTAATAAGTTATTAGGAACTCCTGTAGCTGTGCCTATTAAGCTTTCAGGTACTGATGCACCCTCTAATACTGCAGCGCCTGGTAAAGCTCTTCTAATGTCGCTTACGTTTGTTTCAATCCAAGTAAGAAGTCTGCCCAACTCCGCTTGAGTAAAATTAGAAGATCCTTCAAACTTTTTAATTGGTATATTAAGTTCTTTAGCTAAGTCTTCTTTACCCCAATTTGGTAATTTTTTAAATGTAAATTCATCTGGGGCAAGCCCATCTATTCTGTTAGCTACATTTTCTTCAAAACCTGTTCTGCTCTTAGGTAAAAGAAATTTATTTTTAACTTCAATTAATCTTTCTGTAGGCTTTGTTTCTGCAACTTCAATTTCCACTTCTGGTGCTGCTTCAGCGGCTACGCTTGGTGATTCTGTAATATCATCTGTAAATTCTTCACCTAATATTTTGCGTGATGCGGTTATAGATCTTACTGGCAGATATTTATTTATATATGCAGCTAAAGGAACATTAGAAGTAGGATCATATGCTTTAATTAAATCTAATATACCTCCAGTTCCAGTTTCAATTTCATCCGTAAGTAATTGTTTATCAAAGCCAGGAGCATTCCTGCGTTTTTCAACTATTTTATTTACTATAGGTTTAAATTGCTCAATTATTTCAAAAGCCGCACCATCTGCACCTTTTTGCTCATATAATTCTTGAACTTTGTTTGATGCATCTTCGGATCTTGATTCTTTAATTATTGTTTCAACACTAGGCTCAGAAATTTTTCCTTTTTGTATTTCTTGAACATCTTCTAAAGTTAAAGTGCCTTCTTTTAATTTTTTACCTAAAGATTTTAAAAATTCAACGGTATCTAGTCCAGGCCCTAGTTTAAATTCGCTTTTACCATTACTAGCTTTATTTATAGCGTTCATTATACCCAATGGTAAATATTGAAGTAAACCTTTGTTGTTTTTAGCTTCTAAATCTAATCTTCCAGATGCTACTTCTTCTAAAAATTCAGTTAGTATTTCATCTGATCCATTCCCAGCTCGTTCTGTAATTCTTACATAAGCCTCTAAGTTATTTTTTTGTAACCATGCTAAAACCGTATTTGCTAAAGGCAAAAAACTTTCAGAATCAGTTGAATAGCCTGATGTAAAAATAGTGTGGCCAATTTCATGTATGCTTGTACCGGTTTTACCATTATTAATAGCATTAGGTTTTACTATAACTATATCAAAAACATCTTTATTTGTTTTAGTATTTTTAGTAGCAACATTTGCACCATTAGCCGTGCCATCATTAACGCCTTTTGTAAATTGTTCAATTAGTTCTTCTGCTTCAATTTCGGTTAAAGCGTTATTAGGATCTGCAAGTCTTTTTTGTATTGCTTCGATAAATAATGAAATAGCCTCGGCTTTTGTTTCAGCTACTTCATACGTTTGATCAACTCCTGACTCTTTTAAAGTTTTATTAGTTTTAATATCACTTGCAAGATTTTTTTCAAATGTTTCAATTTGCCAAATTTTTTCAGCTCTTTTATTTAAATCCGGTTTTGTAATATCTACTTCTCCTTCGCTTTCTAATTGTAATTTAGCTTTATTTATATACTCATTTCTTTCTGCTTGTGGTAATAAATTTATATTTATTTTAAAACTTCGCCTATACAAATCTCTGGCTCCTTGAATCTCATTAAATTGTTCTTTTAAAGATTTTAAAGATGTTTCTTTATCCTCTTTTTTTATAGCCGAGTCTTCTTCTATAGCTTTAGCTTGTAATCTTAAATCTTCTTGCACTTCTGTTGCTTTTACAAAAAGCATAAATCCATCACTAGTCAAGTTAGCATTAACATTTTGCTCAACTTGATTTATTATATTAAAATTATCTTTTTCTAATTGAACAACTTGTAATTTTAGTGCTTTAGCGCCTTTTGTTCTGCCGTCTAAGCTTTCTAAAGAAGTATTTAATTGTTTTATTTGATTAAGATTTTTTCGAAAACCTTCATAGCTATTATAATCAGAAAGATTAGCTAAAACTACTCCTTGAATAAAAGGCACAGAAGAAAAAGCTGTACCTAAAAAACCTCCACTAACCATTGCTTGAGAAACATTATCCCATATCCCAACAGTGTCTTTTTTACCTCCAAATGTTCTATCAATCCAATTTTGTGCTACCACCGTGCCACCTTCTGTAAAAGATTCTATAGCCGGATCTTTTAATAAAGTTATAGGAATTTGTTTTTTTATAAACTTTTTTACTCCCATTTCTATTAATTCTCGCTTGCCTACATTTTCAATTGCTTTAAAGCCTCGATTAAAAATTTTCATAGTGGGAGCAAAACCTAATACTACTTCTGCAGCTGCAAATCCTGCTGATATACCTATTTTTTTACCTATAGAATCGCTTGTGCCTAAAAGTTTTTCGTCTTCTTCTAAAGCAACTCTTTTATCCTCATAACTAGAAAGAGATAACATAGTAGCGCCAGGACCTAAACCTGTAGACATCATAGCTAGAATACCTGCTTGACTAGTTAACTCTTGTAAAAAAAATTCAGTAAAATTGCTACCATTTTCAAAAGCATCTTCAAACTTAATAGGATCTGAAAATTCTTCTTGCATTTGAATTTCTTTTTTTTGCAGTAAATCACTTGTATAATTAAATAATCCAGCTGGATTTTTTGGTTGTTTTTTTCCTGTTATTTCTTCTAATATAAAGTCTGCTGAATCGTTTAATATTCTAGATACACCTCCAGCAAAATTTAATGGCACTTTACCTAACTGAAAAGCAACGTTTGACCCCAGCCTAGCAGCAGTGCTATAATTTTTCTTTAAAAAACTTAATTCAGTTTTTAAATCTCCTAATTTTGCTGGAGTTAATTCAATTTTGTTAGCAATAGCATTAAGAGCGTCGTTTACATTTTGATTATCTTCTACTAATTCTTTATATAAATTAAATGTAGCTTTTGGAACTTCTTTATTATTATCTAAAACAATAGTTTCAGCTTGCTCTACAGCATTTATATATTTATTAACTAGATTATTATATAAATCAGCAGTAGCTTGAGTAACAAAATTTTCAGGTTTACCAAGTCCTTGTATTCTATCTAAATAAACCTTAGCATCTTTAACACTATTTAATCCAGTTAAATCAAATTTATAATCTTCATCTGAAAAAAGATTAGATATATTTTCTAAATTAGCAAAATCTGCAGATTTACTATAAGCTTCTGAAATAGAACTATAATCATTACTAAGCGCCGTGTATTTATCATTTAAAGAAATAAATTCATCAACTTTTTTATTTACTAATTTGTCTTTTGTTTTATTAGAAACTTTTTCTGAATAATTTTTTACATTTTGTTTTATTTTATTATATCTAAACTCATCTTTAATTATTTTTTCAGCTAATTTTTCTATTATTTTTTGAGGCGGATTATATACAGGAGAAGCATTAATATTATATTTACTAGGATTATTTAAAATATCCCTAGCTTTTTCTAATTCTTCAGCATAAAGAGCATCTTCTGTTTGAATTGTTTCATTAGTATTTGGGTCTATTATAGGCGAATTATAAAAACTTATATCCTCCTTTAAAAATTTCTTATCTTCTTCAGATAATGCTATATATTCTGGGTCAGAAGATCCTTCTAATTCTTTTTGTCTAACTTGATTTCTTACACTAGTTTTTTGTAATGGTAAAACCAAAGAAGTATCTCCCAAAGCTGACGCCGTATCGGGTGCTACAGTTTCCTCTACAACAGTCGCATCCTCTTCCGTTGTAGGGTTTTTCTTTCCCTCTTTAGTAGGGTCAGTAATTACTTTTTCTGTAACTTCAGTTTCTTCATCATTAACTTGTTTTATAGTAGGGTTTTTTTCAAATAACTCGTCAAGAGTTATTCCAGCATCCTCAGCAACAGCAGTTAATTGTTCTGTAGTAAAAGTAGCACCATCAAAAATATATTTTGGCATAATTTAATTATTAGTTTTAATTTTTTCCAGTATTAAAATTTCTTCCTTGAGTTATGTCTAGTTGCAATTGATTAGTTGTGTTTGTTGCGTCACTTTGCACCTTACCCATTTTTTCTTCTATTAATTTTAAAAATTTATTTTTAAAACCCAGCCCTTCTTTACTGCCTCCAATACCTGGATATTTACTTAATAAAACAGTATAAAATCTTTTAGCTCCAGCAGTAGTGCTTAACTGAAACGATTCTTCTGCTTTTGGTTTTATACCTTTTTCTTTATCTTCTTTAATTTCTGGAACAATAATAATATTTGTCTTTGCATCATATTCAGGTAATTTAGTATCAAGATATTGTGACCAAGCTGTTGCTGGATTCTCAGTAAATTCTTTATATAATTCTTCTGGAGTTATTCCAATAGTTTCATTAAATTTTCTTGAGTCGCTTTTTACTACTGGTTCTGGGTCTATGCCATACCATCGCGGAACATTATTAGCCATACCATAGTCCCCTGTTGAATTTTTAAATTTTTCTTGATAGTCTGGAGTGATAACAGATCCTTCAAATTCAGGGCTGATTTGGCCTGTTCCTCTACCTTCGGGATATTGGTCTTTTTCACCCATTATATCTACAACTATACTATTAACAGAATGCAAATCTTTTTTTGCAAACCCTGCCGCAACTTTTGTAATAGCTTCACGTGCATTTTCATAATATTTTTCTTTAGTCATTTTACGAGCATCCATTGTTAACTTACCGTTGTTATCAATAAGACCGATTTGAATTAAAGCATCTTTTACACTTTTGTCCCATTGAGGAACTGTGGGTAGCTCTTTGCTTAAAAACGCTACACTTGGTACTTTATAAGGTTTTTCTAATCCTTTACCAGTAAAAGTGTAATATTGAACACCATTTACATAAGTTGTTTCAACTTTGCCATCTTCAACTCCAGATAAAATATTAGCAGCACTCCAATACTTATCATCTAATGCGGAGGCTCCTCCTTGATTAGACATATTTTTTATTCGCTCGTCACCATTCTCAATCCAATTTTGTTTAAATGTTGTTTCAGCTTCAGCATAACCAACAAGTTGATTTAATTTTTTTATTGTTTCATTTCTTTTTTGCAACACTTCAGGACCTCCTATTCCACTTCTAACCTGCAAAGACAATTCTGTATTTTTTCTAAATAATTCTAAAGCCTGATCTTGCACGGCAATACTTCCTTCGTTTTTTTGTATTCTTTCAAAATACTTTTCAGGATTAATGTACATTGCTTTAGCAAGTTCTGCTTGACGCTTTTTATTAGCAACAGCTTCCGCATTACGCATTTCACCGTATTTTTTTAAACCAGTAGAAAACACATCGCCTACCCCTTTAAGTGCTGCAATTGTTGGTCCTGCTTCTGATATTACTACCGTTTCTGGACTTTCATAAGTACTTGCCATTATTTATATTTTTTTAAAATTGTTGTACAGCATTTATATTACCTCCCGTAGCTATTTGGCTATCAAGACCTGCGGAAAAAAATTTAACTGGAGTTTTTATTGGCGTTGCCATGTTTTGAAAAGCAGCAGCGTAAGCCTCATTAGCTGGTGTTAATCCGGTACTAGCTTGAGCAGTTGCCGTCCCGCTACCTAAAGCGCCTATTCCACTCCCTATAATACTTCCAGCTCCTTGAATTCCAGCACCCATTATACTAGCTGCATCAGCACTTCTTTGCGCCGCTACCTGTTGCTGTCCTGTTTGTTGTGCAGTTTTTCTATTTAATTGCTGCATCATTCTATTGTCTTTTTCTCTATAAACAAATTCTTTGCCTTGAGCTTCAATTTGTTGTTGTCTTGTTGCTTCCCCAAATAAACCTGCTTGTACTCTTTGCGCCTCAGCCATTTTCATGCCTTGTAATCTAGATTCTCCTTGAGCTTTTAATTGTTCGTTTTTAGCTTCTTGTGCTTCTATACTAGCTGCAACACTTTTTTTACTAGCAGCAGCAGCCTGAGCCAACGCGGTAGCGCCCCCAGCACTTGCGCCAGAAGCCATTAGAGTATCTAATGTGTTTGCTAAAGCTATATCAGTTTGTTCCATTTGAATTTCAGCCGCACCCGTAGCAACGCCCATATTGGCGTATGGATTTGATAAATCACCTGATAAGTCTGTTATCATTGAAGACAAGTCTTCCGCATTTTCGTAAGGGTTAATTACTGGAATGTCTCTTTTTCTCTGCTCTTCAAGCATAGATATTTGATCTCCTATTCTACGGGCCTCGTTTCTAGCTCCTTTGGCTGCTTGTTTTTGTTGATTTGATGCTATTGCACTGCTTCCTAAGGTAGCCGCTGCACCAATTACAGCTGCGGTTATTGCTCCCATTATTAAATGTTTTTAATTAATTCATGTGACGAACTATCATCTACAGTCCATCCTAATTTTCTATGCATTTCTATTAAATGTTTATTTCTACCAATACTAAACATATATGATTTACCTAATTTTTTACAAGCTTTTTCTGCGCCTGTAATTAATAACTCTATTGCTTTTTTACGATCTTTTTCTCTATATTCTGGATCTGAAACTATCCATTCTAGCAATACAGCGTCAGAATTTGTTAAATAAATAAAACCAGCACATATTGGTTTATTATTTTTTTCTACCATTAATCCGCCTTTACCATTATTAGGCAAAAAAGATTTAGGAGGATTAACCCAATCAGGCCAAGATTCCCACCATTTACATAATGTTTCCCAATCGTTTTCTTTTAAAACTCTAAGTTTTAAATTACTCATAAAATTTTATTTAATAACTTGATTCTACGTACTCCGAAGATACAGCAAATAATTCTTTCATACCCCCTATATCGGTAACATTATCAGTAGACATTGTTACTGTAGTAAAATAACCCTTTATACCGGTCATACTAGTGCCCCAAAGTATTTCTCCAGGAGCAACTGTACTGTTATTTGGTATAACGGCTTTGTATTTATTTTCCATACGAGCAAAACCAGCGTTGTTTATAGGCGGTATTAAACGCGTTGGATATTGATTACCATAGTTATCGTAAGATCCCTCATTATAGCTCCATATGGCTGGTGTATTAGCTATTACGGGGTTTGTTACCGTAGCATTTCCCCCATCAAATGTATAAGTTTGGCTTATGTCTCCGGCATCACCTGCTAAATTAGGACCGCCTACACCAGTTAGGTCAGAAACAATACGATCTACTTGCCATCCATTGTCGCCTTCGTAATTAATTGTTTTAAAGTTTTTCTGCAAAGAAACGTTAGGGTTAAATATAAATTTAATACTTGCTTTATAATTTACACCATAAAATTGTGCTCTAGGCACTGCTGCAGAATTATGTACATACATTCTACCTGAGTTAAATGTATAATAAAAATTCTTAAGACTAGTGCTAAAGTAAGGTTTATAACTGTAAAAACTTGTCCAACCTTTTACTGCTTCATCAAATGATAATGTTTTAAATGTTGCATTAGGATTTGCTGAATTCTGCTGTAAAGAAACTACATATTGTTTTGTATATATATCAAAAGCACCATAAGCTTTACCTTTGCCGAAAGAAGCATTATCTAATGTTGAAAATTCATCTCTAAAAAAATCAACCATACCATAATTAGATATTTCTGTTAACCCATCTTGAGATAATCTTAATACAGCATTTCTATCTTTATCTGTAAAATATATTCTTCTACCATAAACCGCAAAGCTTTCTGGATTTCTACTAATACCAAAGTTACCTACATACGCTTGATTTTGTCCAATAACTAATTTACCAGAAGTAGTTATAGCACCCCCTTCAGCGGAATATATCGCATCTTTATCTATTAAAGATTGACTTACTTTATTTTCTTGAAATATTATTAAGTTATTATCTTGAGCATATAACTTTTGTATAGAGCCATTTGAAGGGTCTAGTGCTTTAGTTATATCTTCGCCTACAGAAAACACATTAGTATTGTTTATACCAGTAGTAGAATTAAATATGCCAGAATATATCATTGCATTGGGTCTAATAGAAGCATTTGGCTCTTCTTCAACCAAATAAGCTCTAGCACCGTAACCTACATCTGTATTATTATAACCTCCTCTAATTCTAGCTTCTTCTATATACCAGTTTTTTGGATATAATCCAGTACCTGCATTAACAGCAGCGCCACTATTATCAACAGAAACAGGCATGGTGTTATCACCATTTGAACCATTCCAAACAGGATTATCATTTGCATCTACCGTTTTCCTAAGAATAAAGCTGTTAAAGTATTTTACTTCTATTACTGCAGACATATGTATATTATTACTTATTTATTTTTTTAATTACTTTGTTACTATGGCTCTATAACTGGTATAGCTTGAGTTATATCTTTTTTGCCATCTGATCCAAAATATGCTGTCCATTCTCTAAATATATTATTAACAGGAGTAGATGGTTCAGCGGAAGCATTTTGAGTTCCATATTTTGCATTAATAGTATTTGCAGAAACAGGTCTATATGAATACCATGCTTTACTTGTTGACCAATTAGAGGGTGTCCACTTATTTTGTAATTCTCTATCCGTATAAAACTGGCTAACATATTTCATATCCCATTCTCTTGCATATAAAGGAGCAGCAGCAGTTCCAACAAAAGCTGCAGCCGCAGCAGATGTGTTTTGTCCTTCAGAAATAATACTATATTCATACGATCCTGGAATTTCTCCTCCACCTATATTAAGCTGTGTTGGATAATAAAAATCTCCCCATTGTGCTTTAACACTTACAAGCCCACTAGCCATTCCACCAGCCCAAACACCTTGTGGGAAAACAGCATTACCTCCAGTACCTTGAGCATAATAACCTAAAACTATATAGTCAGTATATCCCTGTGGGAACACTGCCGCATAAGGGTATCTTATTATTAATCTATAATCTCCAAACTTAGAGCTAATTCCATATGATTGGCTTTGACCTATAACAAAGTTTTTTCTTGCTACTACAGTTAAATCAGGTGAAGATGTTGCTGATTTTAATGATAAATCTCCTTGCAATGTGTTTGTTTTTAAAGAAGCATCAGATGGTTCTTTAGATTGTAAATAGGTTTGATACTGATTAAATTGATCTGCTTCTGTATATTGTTTTATCCATCCGTTTCCAGGAGCATTGGTAGATTGATCTATGTTATTGTTTGAATAATTACCGTAAAGATTACTATTTGTTCCGCCAAAGAGGCAAGGTTTACCTTCAACATCAGTAGCGGTAACCCACGAACCACCTACAGAAGATCTATATTGTAATTCTATAGGTAATGCAAAGAAAGTACTATACTGCCTAGGGTTACTTTCCGAGTAAAAAGCATTAGCTCGCGTTTGATTTAATGTTGCTTCAACAGAAATAAACCCAGTACCTGCTGTTAAGCCGCCTTCTGCTTGATCACTTACGCCTAAAGCATTTTGAACAGTATTTAAAAAAGTTCCGCTATTTGTGCCAACAGTAATATTTTCAGATTTAGTTACTATATAATTATTAGAACTATCAGGTAGTTCATTTGCAGTAAATTCTAAGCCGGAAATAGGTGCGGTGTTAAAGCCCTCTACTCCTTGTGGAATAGAACCTGTTGCGCTTCGTGTCCAAACAATAGTTGATGATCCTGTAGAAGTAGCTGTACTTTGAACCCTTGAATTTGCACCTTCGCCAAAACCAGGGTTAATAGGTAATTCACCAAATGTAGGAGATAAATTACAAGTAGCTTGTTTACCACCTGCATCAGTTAATACGGCTATTAAATTAACTGGACCAGAAACTATTGTGCTCGTAGTTATACCCCCTGTAGCTGGATCTATACTAAAATTAGAAGCGGAAGAGGGGTCTAAAGACCATGTTAAATTACTTAAGCTGTTTGGCGCGCCAGCAGGCATACCATTATTTCCTGCCACAGTATAAAACACTCCATCCGCTGGCCCTGTTTCCGGAATTTTTAAACCTCCTGCAGGACAATTTGTTATAACAGGAGATACATTTTCTAAAGTTCCATTTACTTGTGGTTTAGTAGTAAAATTTTCAACATTAAAAACAAATTCATAATCCATCTGCCCTGCAGCAATAGCATCTGGGTCGCCAAAGAAAAAATATTGTCCGGGAGCTGTTTTTAAAGCATAAGAATCATAAGGTAAACTTGTTTGTGTAAAAGACGGAAACCCTGTTGGTAACGTAGTGTTTTTAGGAAATTTTTCTAAAATAAACTTAGCGTTAGATCCGGTAAGAGGTATAATTGTACTTGTTCCTTGTGTTATACTAGCTAAAGTTATATTGCTATCTAATGGTACCGGTGGATTTAAAACAGTATTGCTTATTTCAGGTGCAAAAGGATTAGTTACATATGAGCCGGGAGCATCGCTTTCTTTTCCTTTATATTCAAATTCATAAAGTCCAACTAAACTTGTAACCCCTTCCTCTACAGCAGTATTTAAATCTGATATTAATCCAGTAGTAGAAGTTTCCCAGAATATATTTATTCTTGATTCTACCGGTTGTGTTTCATAAACTCCTAAGAAAAATGAATAAGCTGATGTTGAGGGTAAAGATCCTATTGCGTTTCCAGGCGTTTGAGTTATTCTGCCTAAATAAGGGTTTGATATTGTTTGGTAAATATCAGTATAGTCAGCGGTAGTACCTAATACAAAGTCTTGCTCACCAATTGTATTTACAGTATTAGAGTTTGTTCCTGGATAAAACTGTTTGTTAAAAGTAGGAATAGCGGCATCTGCATCAGGTGTTACTCTACCATAAAGCTGAATTGAACTTCTATACTGTTTTTGTTCCGGACCTACTTCAGATAAATCTCTAGGAACTTTATTTATATTATCATTTATTAAAGTAACAAAGGCCGTTGATCCAGTAACATCACCATCAGGAATAGTACCTCCTGGGTAACCATTTAATATTCCCGGTAGGTATACATTATAATATTCCTGTTCAAATTGTTTAACTACGATTTTATAAGAATACCAACCTAAAGGGTTATAACCCCCTGTTCCATCATTAGCGGGAGGCTGATCTGTATTTCCATTATACAAACCAGGATAACCTGGTAAATCATTTCTTGGCTCTGCCTTAGGTATTATAGAATTAAATAATACTTTTAATGAGTCCCCTGGCCATGTACTGATTTTCTCAGCCTCTGTGTTTATATCTGCAGTGGTTTTATAAGGATGAAAATAGGTAGCTCCTCCAAAAGAACCATTACCTCCTGCATTTAAAATATCACCATCATTAACAGAGGATAATATTACTGTAGATGATCTACCAAATTTATCAGATAATACAACTCCTACTTGATAATTTCTATTTTGCTTTAAAGTATGCATAGGATATTCCGTAATGCTTGTCGTGCTTAAAGTATCATTAGCATTAATAGCAAAAGGATATTTATCAAATGCGCCTACGTTATAATCTAATTGATTTGGGGGGGTATGCTTATCTTGAAAGTTGCTATATATAACTCTATTACCGGAAATTTCTTGACCAAAAGCTCTAACAGGCACTTTGTCATAAACTCGTACAAGTTGAGATTCCGGTAAAGTTCTAAAAGGTTTTCTTGATTGATATTGATAATCTATAAAGTTAGCATTGTTGGGCAATGATGAATTTAATATAGTATCTAGTACCGTTACAGCAAGACCATCTGATTCTTTATACAATATATCAATTTCTTGTATTTTGTAATCTGTAGAAATATTGGTAGAAGGCAAAGGAATGTTTAAAATAACTTTATTAACTTTATTTTGCATAAAATTAACTACAGTGCTTCTAAATGTATCTTCTTCATCTCCTGATAAAAAATAACCATCTTGTTGTGGTATAAAAACTGCTTGTGTAAATGGCGCAAAAGGAGAATATTCTCCATCCGTAAATTTATATCTATAACTAAATCTAGCAAATTTAGATCTTAAATAATCTGGATCCCCAGGATATTCAACATCGTAGTCAGGGTTTGCATTAAAAGTTATTGTTTCATTATTTGTCCAAGAAGAGCTTGAAGATAATGTTACCGCTCGAACAGCTGGATTACCCGAGGGAGCACCTACACTTACAACAGTAATAGATCCAACTATATTAGTACTAGAAACTGTAGCCCCTGGTGTTATTTGCCCTTGAATGCTGCTGTCTAATATGTTTACTATAGTTCCTGTTCCACTTCCATTAGTACTTCCTAAACCTCCATTGGGAAGATATTGGCTAACAACATCTAACATTGAAGTAGAGTACACGGGAGGGTTTTCTCCATTAGATCTATATAAATTTATACATTCATAAGGATATAATTTTGCTACAGAAATTTGTTCTTCTAAAGTATAATAATTAGATTGAAGAACTTTTACCCCAGCTACAGTTGTTTCTGTAGCAGAAAACGCAGCTTGAGATATATTTAACTTTCTAGGTTGATTTCTATTATCAGTCCAAAACAATAAGTTTTCTAATACATTAATTCCAATAATAGGATTTGTTTTTGAAAAATTTAACCAACTACTAGAGTTTGTTGAAGTAGTACCTATTAATTGAACAACATCACCAGTAGAAACATTATAAGAAAAAATAAAGTTATTTGAAGTTGGGCTGTATGTATTTCTAATTGGAAAATTTGGGTCAGTGTAATCTGTTAAAAAAACATAGATGGTGTTAGCATTAACGTCGGTATATTCTCCAATAACATCTATATTAGGATTGTTAGCTAAGCTCCTAAAATCTGCTATTAGCTGATTACCCCTAACGTTTTCTAAAGCACCTACATCAGGCCCTTCTGATTTACTAACTTGTATATTAATTCCTTCTCTATATTCCCCAGATGGTAATAACCTACCATCCAAATCTTGATTCATTTTGGATTTAATAAAAGCATTTTTAACTTCAGCCATTTAATTTACGATTTAATCCATTTAGATTTATTTCTCATTACTTGTACTATTTCATCTAATTTAATATTAGACAATCTAATTTTAGCATTTCTGAGCTTTGCACTTTTTTCTCTTTTATATCTATTAACTAAATATTCGGGGGTATTTGCTTTGGTGGATAAAACGGCATGATTAATATATGAGTATATCGCATCCTCCGCCATTTTAGGAACTTTCATGTCCTGGTCATATGCTAGTCCGTCTGATATATATTCTAAAATAATAAGCTTACCTCTCAAGTCGCTAGAAAAAGACATTTTACCTTCTCTGCTGTTTATAGTAAACCAACCATTAACTTGAGATGTTTCAGGTTCTAACCCATAACGTTGACCTAAAAATGCTTGAGCAAATCCAGCTTGACCATAAGGATATATACCACTAGCTAAAGCATCACTGTCTATATTGCCTACTATTAAGTTATCATTTGCTTTTGCCCATCTTTGCTCTGTTAATGAAGTTGCATCTAAATCTTCATCAAAATCATCTTGAATAGGTATACCTTGCCAATCTTGTGGCAATAAGCTTTCCGGATTAGAAGTTAAAGTTGTAGGATATATAATGTGCTTAACACCTAAAGAATCAACCCAAGATGTTTTAACGTAATTAACATAGTCTTGAGGAATTGGTATAGACAAGTTTGGGGGAATGGTTGCTTCTTGAGATTTTATACTTCTTAATGTGTCATAACTAAATTCTTGCAATGCTCTTTTAACATGAAATATAACATCAGTACGTTTTACATTTGCTATTATTTTACCGGCCCCAACATAACCAACCATAAAATTTGTAACTAAATCAGGTATACTTACATATTGATAACCTCCGTAATTTTCTTCTACAATATTTCCATAAGCATCTCCAGCCCCATATTGTCCGCCAGTTAAAACTTTTAATTGAATTACTACAACCGTAAATTGTGCAGGAATTGCTGTAATTGTTATAACGTTATTAACAACTGTATAAGCTTGTGTATATTCTGTATAAGTTCCAGGAATACCTGTATCGCTAGTATATAATTTAAAATTATTTAATCCATAATTAACTTCTGCAGGATCAAAGCTTCCAAAAACTAAATCAGTATTAAAATTAGCCGTAAAAACATTGTTTGTTCCGTCTGCAACAAAACTTTGTGCGCCTTCGTAATATTGTCTATTGGTTTCTTGTATTAAACCACCATCAGGTTTGGCCATAATTTATTAGCTTTTTTTATTCATTTCATCCATTTGCACTTGCTGTGCAGCGGCTTGTATTATTTGAGGATCTCTTATTACTATTCCAGCATAAACTAATATTCGTAATATTAATTCAGTTTGTTCAGATATATGCAACTCAAAGTCTCTTGACCCGGTTGTTACAGTAGCGCTAAACGGGGTAGCATTATATTGATATTGGCCTAGTGTACCTACAGTAAAGCCCCATATAGGATCTAAAGGTTTTCTAATGTAATCAACTTGTATGTTATTTGTAATACTTGTAGGTCTAACAAATAATTTTTGATTCTCATATAAATATGTTGGAAAAGTTGTTGTTGCTTTTGTTAATTTTGATTTTTCGGAGTAATAAAAATCATTTCTTTGAAGTCTTTGTAGTTCAACTTCATTGTTGTAAGTTACAGTGCCTAACCTATAAAAAGTTGATGTTGCGCCGTAAGAATCTGTAGTTGGTAAATTAAAATATGTTTGTCCAGGAGTAGATAAACTATCATATATAGCATTACCAAATGTTTTAAATATAGCTATTTTTTCATCTATATTTTCTACTCTATCGGAATAATTAAAATCCGTTTGTGGCACACGTATTTGTTGATTTAAGTCTTCAAAGTATTTTTCAAATACTTCAAGCTGAACTTGGGCGCCTACTGAATTAAATTCATCAGGAGTCATATAGCCTCTTTGTTCTTTATTTAATATCAACAAAACTGTTTGATATACAGTATTTACATTTATTGCCATTGTTTGTTTATTATTAATTATAGCGGCTAGGCCACTTTTAGTGCGGCCTAACTACTATAATATTACACGTTATGAAAGTTTTTTCTCTATAGATCTATAGATTTCTATACCTTCATCTGTTTTAAAGTAAGCAGCCATAGCTGAATACGGATTTTCATCAAAAGGAACAGTAATTACTTTTCTACCATTTGATGCCCAAGTAAATGTTCTTTGATCTTGTGATAATTTTAATAACCCGCTTTCAGTAGCATTAATTGCCACGTTCCTAAGTTGTACGTTATCGTCATTAGCAAGCTCTATGAATAGATCCGCGTTTCTTTGTGCAAATAATATCAAGTCTCTTCTAATCTCCTTAGAACTCATGCTAGATACCTTAGATCCAATCTCTACTCTTAGCACTGCTTCAGCAATGTCAATATCCATTTCACGAGCCATGTTTAAAGCATCAATAGTAATCTCTAAATCATCTAGTTCGTCGATAGCAATAACCGCAGCATCGAACTCTTTATATTTTGTATTCTTTGCAGGATGGTATAAAGAAAGTAATTTTTGTAAATTTTGTTTTTCTTTAGAAACAGCTAATGTTCCATCATAAAAAGTAATATGACCTAATGTTGCTTCTCCTTTTTGCTCTTCAACAAATACAGAGTTTTGATTAGTTGCATATCTTAATTCTTTTTGATCACCAGTTTTTTCATCAAACCATAAAAGTGGATATTTTCCGCTATGTCTTGCAGGAATAGTATATGTTATTGGGGATTTATTACCTAATAGAATATAAGTTCTATCTTTAATTTCCCAGCTAGGTTTTGTGGGCTTTACTGGTGTTTTAACAACTGGTTTTTCAACAATTGTTTCTTGTATTACTTGAGGTGCAACCTCAACATTTTTTTGTGCTGTGTTAGCTTTTTTAGCCATGATATAATAAAATTAAATAATTAAAAAAAGATAAAGCAAGGCGCCAAGTACATGACGCCTTATCTTTACCCAGTAAACTATGATGCAGTAAACAATACGAAATTGTTAGCACCTTGTACACATAAACATCTTTCAGATAAGAAGTGAACTACCATAGAGTCAACGTCAGTAGTGTAAGCACCACCAGCTGATCCAGTAATCCAAGACTTCATTCTTCTGTCTTCAGTTTGTGAAGCTCTGTAACGTACGTGTAGGAATGGTCTACGAATATTAGATCCTAAAATTTGATCATATACAGTAGAAGTTCCTGCAGGGATAAGAGCACCATCAATACCAGATACTGCTACACCACCACGAGTTGATGCATCATTCAAGTATTTCCAGTCAGTTTTGTAAAAGTCATAAGAACCTCTTCTAAATCCTGAAAACCCAAGATTCAAAGCCATTTCTTCAGAGTTTTCAAACAATCCGTAAGCAGTTCCTCCATTAGCACCAGCAGATAGGCTAGCAAGCATATCGTCAAAATCTAAAGAAGTTTTTCTGTTTAAGAAAAGCATGTTCTCTTCAATAGCTCCTTGAGTATCAAGATTTTTAAGAATGCTATCAAATTCAGAAAGTCCAGCAGCAGCACTAAAGTTGTTTAAAACATTTCCTCTAGATGTTATAGCAGCAAAAAGACCTTCTGTTCCATTGTATTGAGCAGCAAGACCTGCAACTCCAGAACCAGCTTGAGTTTGCTCACCTTCAACCATTGCCATTTCAAGATAGTCTTCGAAACGTAAACGAGTTTCAGATTCAGCTTTAAGATACCATAGGTAACCAGAAGTTCCATCTTCAGTAGCTACTTCAATCCATCCAATCTGAGCCATATCAGATCCGTTAATTTCGTATCTATCCTTAATAATAATAGGAGAATTACTAAATTGAGTGAATGAAGGAGTAATGCTTGTAATGTTAGTGTCTCCAGTTCCTTTTCTGTATTCAGAGCCATAAACAAAAATCTTAAGACCTGTAAGAGCATTACCAGCATCGCCTAAGGTAGTTGCTACAGTAGCACCATTATAAGGAGCAACAGTAATTGTGCCTAGAGCATCTCCACCAGCATTAGAACCTGTACTCGCTGTAACTAAAACTTTTACTTCTAGTCCGTTAGTTGGATTCATTACTACAAGAGTATCTTGTACAGAAATTACATTATCTACATAAGTAGGTCCTGCAGTAGCTACAAGTGGAAAAGTTAAAATGTTGTCATTGGCAGCGGTTTTAGTAACGCCATCATAAGCAACGTGTAATCTATTTTGTTCTGACCAAATAACTTGATCTGAAGTCATAGGCATTTCTGCTCCTACCATACGAAGGAATCCAGAAAGTGTTCTATTCCCATAACGCTCTACTTCTTGCTCATATATCTCAGGAAGATATTGTGCAGCGAAAGAAGAAAAGTCTGCGTTAGTAGGATCTGTAAAGTTTAAATAATTTGTTGAAAGAGCCTGTTGTTGTTGACTCGGTTTAATTGACCCAAACGAGGGTACTACATTAGCCATGTGTTGTAATTTTAATTGTTAAATTTTGTTGTTTTAATTTTAAGTTTTGAAGAGTCTAATCCACTAATAGCTTTTACTTTCATTCCTCCAAAAGAAATATCCCCTGTTGCTACTTGTCTAGCTTCCGTGGTTATATTTTTAGATTTAGCAATTTGTTCTTTAATAGCATCGGTTTTACCTTGCTCATAAAAATGTGTTGCCATAGTATCAGCATTTCTAGCAGCATAAATAGCCTTGTGATAGCCAGCAGGATCTTTCATTTCACCTTTTTCATTTAGGAACGTCCCAATAAATTCAGTTAAATTCTTTTGGCTTTTTGCAACAGTAGAAGGATCTTTAACACCATACTTAAAACTTTTATCTCCTAACTTAAAATCAAAACCTTTGAATTCATTAGAAAAATAATTGTCTGTAGTATTATCAAAGCTTTCTTTTACTTGGATATTACGTTGCTCTTCTTGTTGGTATCGGTTAAAAAAGTCAGTAGCTTTTTGTTGTTCTTGAGTTATACCAGGTCTCAACTTGATTTCCTCGTAATATTTACTCTTAGTATCCTCCAAAAAGTTTTTGGCTTTAGCAACCTCTTCCTTAAACGCAAGTTTCTTTTTGCGTATATCTCTATCCTCATCTATTTCCTCATCATAATCAAAATCTTCTAATAAAAGATTTAAATCTTCTGAATCTAAATGTGGTTTTGTTTGTTTATAATATTCTTTAATTAATGTAGTATTGTCTACATTACTGTAATCAGCATTTAATCTAGCATAATCATTAACATCTCCGCCGGTTTCTTTCATAAACTTTATAAGCTTATCTATACCTTCCGGTAATTCTTCCGCAACAGGTTGACGCGTGTTTTCAACTTGAGTTATTTGCTCATTTGTTTTTTCAGCAACCCCTTCTTCTGTTACTTGTTGCAAAGGTGAGTCTATTTCTTCTTCAACATCCTCACTGGCAACGATGACTTCTTCGGATACTTGTCCCACTTCTTGCAATCCCACTTCGGGTTGTTCTGTGCGTAACACGCTTTCCTCTGTGCTTGACTCTTGAATGGCATTTGTTTTTTCTTTTTTTACTTCTTCAGCTTCAGCTGGATCTATAAAGTTTACTTTTGTTACACTAGATTCTTTACCTAGATTTTTTAAAGCAGGTTTTCTTTTTTTAATTTTGAATTCCCCTTCTTGTTTTACTTCTGTTGACATGATATAATAAAATTAATTAATAAAAATTACCTTGGGCCAAATTGTTCTAGGCCAAACCCATCTAAATTATCATTTCCTGATGATTCAAAATTTTTGGGTAATAAATCGTTTTGACGTTGATTTATAAGTTCTGATTGTTGAGTTCCTTGAATTCTAACTCTTTTATCTTTACGATCTTCTATTTCTTGTTCTTTTTGTGTAGTTGCTTTAGCTTGTATTTGAGCTAATTGCATTTGATAGCCAAATTCTTCTGCCATTAATTGCTTTTTAATTAAAGCTTCTTGCTCCATCCTCTGTATTTCAAAGTCAGATTTTGCTTTTTCTAATTGCATTTTTGTTTCAGACAATGCTTGTTGTTTTTGTACTTCCGCCATTGCAGCTGCTTCAGAAGCTTGAGCGTTAGCTTGTCCTTGTGCAGCAATATTAGCTTGTTGTATTTCTTGATCTCGTTTTTGCTTTTGAGTTCTTTTTAATTTTAAAAGCTGGTTAGCTAATTTTAAATTATTAATTTGTCTTATATCAATAGCATCTTCTAAATCAATACCACCTTGCTGTAATGAAACCTGAATGTTTTGTTCTAATTGTTGTTTTTGTTCTTCATCTGGTTCAAGTTCTAAAAATATTCCAAAATCATGCATTGCTACTTTTTCCATTTCGTCTAAAGTAGATACATTGAAAGTGTTAATACTATTTAATAATGCTTCTTTAGTTAAAGGAAATTGTAATGCATCATTTACTCTTAAACTTATATTTTCAGCTGTTTTAATAGTAATGTACATTAAAGATTTTAATACGTGCCTTGTGGCTGTGTTTGAATTTGCAGCAGCCATTTTTTGCAAACCTACTAAAGCATTTTTGTCTGGCATACTACCATCAACTGCTTCATTCAATCCAGTTGTATCTCTTATCATTTGTAAGTAGTATTGATAAGTTTGTATTAGAGATTGTATTTTAGCAAGTCCACTAGAGGATTGTAACTCTTGTATAGGAACTTTACCTCTATTTAATTCTCCATCTTGCGTTAAAGATCTTCCAACAATACTACCTGTTTGGAAATACATGTTTAACGCTTCTGCTGGATTATAATTTGTTCCATTGCCAAGGTCAACTTCCGCAAGCCCGTCCATATCTAAATATACCCCATCTGGAACCACACGAGATAACACTTGCTGTAGCTTTAAATGAGTTAATTGAATCATATCCGCAAAGCTTGTAACTCTACTTACTAATGAATCTATTCTACCTTTATACATTCTAGGTGCTGAAATAGAATAGCTCATATTAACTTTTGTAGTATCTGAATAAGGCCTAGTCATATTTTCAGCAAACTTCCATTCTAAAATTTTACCCATCCCAAGAACCTTAGCACCTGTATATAATACTTCTATACTTCTGGATACTCTTTCAAAGTTGTCGTTTTTAGGGGGGTCAAAAGAATCATCTTTTTCAATTGTTTTTTCTAAACCTTGATCGGTTTTTTTAATTTTAAAAACTTGATTAGTATATGTTTTATATTCAAAATATAATATAGAAACAAGATTATTATCATCTTGTCCTCCATAATTTCTTACATAATTACTATATTGGGAAGGTCCTTTGTATTTTTGTATTTCTTCTAATTCACTATCTGTTAAAGTTGGAAATTGTCTTTTAACTTCTGATAAGCTTAAGTTTTTGACCTCTCCAACATAATATATGTCTTCAAAATTAGGATCTTCTGTATAAGAATAAACTATTGCGGCGGGATCTACATAATCAACTGTAACACCTTCAGAGAGATTAAAACTTGTTTTTGAAACACCAATTCCTAATACTGCTAAATCATATGCAATTCTTCTTTGATCTTCTTCAAACTTATTAGCTTCAAAAACATTTTTTATTAATTCTTCTTCGGCAATTTCTACGCTTTGCTTGTAATTTAATTGTAAAAACAAATCTAATTCATCTTGATTTGCAGGTAGTTTTGATGGGTCTGGAGAAGAATATAAATTGTCTCCAGTAACAGCATTTAATTGATCAATATATTCTTTATTTATAATATCATTTAAAGCATTAAAAGCATAATCAGTTCTTTCTTTTAAAGCAAAAGGATCAGTTGCAAAAGATTTTATTTCATATCCTTTATCTGTCATTCCATTTACTACAATGTCTACAAACTTCGGAATTACTGGTACAATTTTCCAATCTAAATTTAAATAAGACAAATCACCATTAATAGATAATTCATCTTTATATTTTGAAACGGGTTGTTCCCCTCTAGCATATAATCTTAAACTATGATAGTTTTGAAAATTCTGTAAATATCTATCACCGCCTATATCTTGTCTGAACCATTCGTTTTCAATGGCTTGAGCCACTTGTAACCCATAGTCATAACTATTCTTTACTGAATCTGGTACTACCTGATCTGGGAATGAACTGTTATAATTTGTGTAAACCATTTATTTTTGAATTATTTTTGATGTAAAGCCATCATTGTTATATTTTTTTATTCCTAAACTCATAGGTTTTAAAACCCTTTTAGCTACGGGAGCATACTTATTTTTATTACATGCCATTATAGCTAAACCTGAGCTAATTGATGCATCAAATTTTGTTCTGTTATTTAAATTAAATTTAGACCAATCATTGAGTGTTCTTATAAAATACATATCTCCATATGTATCATTATTAAATCCAATATAAGAATCTATGTAGCTTTCTATTGCGGCTGCGTGTGCTTGCTTCATATCTTCACTGGAGTTTGGTACACCACCAATTTCTCTTTCAGTAACAGATAATTTATTATAGGTCTTGTCTGGTCTGTTTATTGAATAGCCCCTATAGCCTCTTCTTTTTAAATAATATAATAACCTAGGTTTGTTATTTTCTGCTAAGATAGGCATTCCATAGAACACTAAAGCCATTAATACATCCTCAAAAAAGGTTTCTGCATTATCAGGTCTTGCAACGTATTCTAAAAAAAACATATTAGGTGGTACATCTTCCATAGAAAACTTAGTTAATCCGTGTAAAGATCCTTTAGAACCTCTCCCATCGACTGTACCAGATATATCGTAACTATCACATCCAAATGCGCCACAGTGTTCATTGCCTGGATATTTAGCTCCATTCTTTAAAATCATTCTGTTTTGCATATTGCTATCTGGAACCCAAGAAACAAAAAATCTACCTTTATTATTTGGTACAAACATTACTTTTGTATCTCTAACACCACCTAACCATTGAAAGTTTCCTTGTGTTATTAAGCTAGAGTGTTTAATGTCTTCATTATAATCTATTTGTTCGTAAATCTTAGTTAGATTAAATAAAGATTGTTTTGTTTCATCCCTAAATGCATGCTGTATAGTTCTTGGGAACTGTCTATAAAATTCATTTAAAGCATCTTGATCTGTTTTTAAACCTTCAACTTCGTTTTGCCAATAATCTATTACACCTATATCTACTTCACTTTTAT